TCTAATACTTTATCTTTAAGTTTAGATTCTAAGGTATTAGTTTCTAATACTTTATCTTTAAGTTTAGATTCTAAGGTATTAGTTTCTAATACTTTATCTTTAAGTTTAGATTCTAAATTAAGTATAGTAATATCTTTTTGCTTTATTGAATTATTTTGATTTTCTATTGTAATTGATTGTTCCTCTATTTGTATTTTTAGAGGGGATTTAGGTAATTCTTTTATTCTCATAAACTAAAACGCATCCCTAATGTTACATTATATAATTCATAATTACAAACAGGGTTGTTAATATTTGCTTTTTTCTTATTTGCCCCTAAATTAAAGTAATTATAGGTTATTTCAAGATTGCTATATTCATTCATTTTAATACTAACTCCTGTAGAAAGTTTATAAGTAAATTGATTGATCTTTTTACTTATATTTTCTAAATTATGAATTGTATTATCATCTGAAGAAGTTATCTTACCCGAAGAAGTTTCATGTAAATAACCTATTCCAACACCTCCTCCTATAAAAGGTGTGAAATTATCTATAGTTAATATATCTTTATATGCGTTTAACATTAAAGTATCTGCTTTAACTTTTTTATTGATATTTAATGTATCTAAATTTTTATTTAAAGAATTTTCATTTGTTTTGAACACAAAATAATAATCAATGACACTTTCTAACCTAATTCCATTATCAAATTTATAACCAAACCCGGCTTCAATTAAAGGAAAAGTATTTATTAAATTAACTTTTCCCTCAAAATCTTTATTGCTGAATTTTGTATTTTTAATTGTATTTAAACCTAAACCACCTTTAAAATACCAATCTGCTTTAGCTTGACTAGATAAGATTATAATAAAAACTCCTATAATATATTTACTTAAGCTAACCATAATTTTATTTCCTCTTCTCTTCTATTAAGTAATCCTTTAGAAATTACTTTGTTTATATATTTCCAACGTCTGAACTGATCAGGTATTTTATCAAATAATTTATCATTAATAAACTTAAGTAACGTTGATTGCTTAAAATTATTAACTCCTATATTGTATATTAAACTAATTAAAGCATCAAATTGATTTTGATTGATTGATACTTTAAGAAGTTTATTTAATGACTTCTCACGTGGTTGTAAGTCTTTTTTAAGTAAGGTTTCTGCTTCTTCTTTTGTAATGGATGACGGAAAATGTTCAGATGGTAATATTACATGACCATAGCCGATAGTTGGTTTTCCGGCAGGACAGATATATTCCTTATCGCTAAAACCCTCAAATTTCTTGATTAAAGTAAGTCCTTTTTGGGAAGTTTTCATGATGTAGGTGAGAAGTCTAGTTTTAAACCTGTTAATATTTGTGTAATAATCTCACCAAATTGCTCAAGTGCATTATCGTTACCAAATATATAATGGGAGAATAATATAAAACAGGTAATAAAACCTATCCAGAAATGGATATTTGTAAGAGTTGTTTTTACAAACTCAAACATCTATATCACCTAGTTCAGTTCCGTCAGATATACCATGAACAGCTTGTAATAAGGTTACAAGTGATAGTGATAACTGTCCAAATACCTTTACAAAATGATCAAGGTCGTTTGCTGCTGTTAGCATCATCAGGAGTAGAACATTTACAAGTACAAGATTCACTTGGATTAGATTCCAAGATTTTATTTGTTTTATTATCTTGTAAAAGATGTTCATTTTTTAAAAATTCTTTTGTTATTTGTTCTAAATAATATTTGTAATCTATATATTTAAAGTATGTTATTTTTGTATTTTTTAATAAAAAACTTAATATAATAAATATTATTTGTAAGTAAAACCTCTAGTAATAACTTTAAAATCTACTTTTTTTATTGTGATTATATTCCATACAACAATTGCTAAATATAAAAAAAATAAAAATAAAATATAATTAATCATTGTATTTTTGATATTCTAAATCATAACGGTTATAAGGTTCATCTACATTGAAAAACCAATCTTTACTATCTTTTGCTTTTTCTTTTAAGATGGTTTTACTACCACCAACGTCTTTTTTGATAGCATCATAAGAATAAACATTAGCTTGTTTTAATAAAAATTTCAATATATTTGTATCATTTCCTTTCTCAATTAGTCCAATTAACTTAGCTGTTGTTTCAGGTTTATCAAAACTGTTAGCTAATCCTCTGTAATATAACTTAACTAACTGGTTTGATACAATAGCTCCGGCAAAGCCTCCTACTGGACCAAAGGCAGCATTACCTATTGTTGCCCCTATACCTGTCTTAGTCGCAAACCTAGTTATTGCTTGTGTGATATCTTTACTACTATCAGAATTTATTTTTATTTTATTACTTATTTCACCCACTTTATTTAACACAACAGGTAATTTTTTTATAATAAATTCAGCTTGTTTTTCATCTCTAACTAAACTTCTAATCAGATTTTCATTATCTAAAATAGTACTTTGTATCTTAAAAGTATTAAAATCAAATCTATTATTAGTTTTTTCGTAATTTATGAAATCATCAAATATCAACTTTTTAAGTTTTATTTGTCTTAAGGCATCAAAAAGCTCTCTTGATTTACCATCCATTTTAGATATTAACTCTCTGTTTTCATTAATATCCAAATTGTATTTATGAGCTAAGTTAGCTAGACCTTGATCATTACCAGTATTTTTAAATTCACGTGCTTTTTCCAAATCTTTTTTATTTGGAAACTTAATAACATTACTTGTACTTGTACTTGTACTTGTACTTGTATATAATTTATTTATTTCATAACCATCTTTATCAACTATAGTGCGTTCACCGATTAAGGGTCTTTTATTATTTAAACCTTTTCTATATGCAAATAATATCCGATTGTAATAATCATCTGCTAATTGTTTATTTTGTTTTAAAATATCTTCTTTAGTGTGAAAATTTTTATATTGCTCTGTAGTATTACTTAAAGCTTTTCTTACCTGTTCAACACCTCTGCTAGTATTCATTATGTTAGATATATAGCCAGTAGGTTCACCTTGTAACAGTGTTTTAATAATTTCATCTTGAGTAAAAGAGAAATAAACTTTAGAATCAAAATCTAAAGCTTTTCTGTAAGATGTTATAAATTCTTCAGGTAAGTTTCCTAAATCCGTGTTTTTCTCAATTATTCTATCAATTAATGATACGGCTTTTCTTTGCAATTCTTCAACATTACTATTTCCTCTATATGAAATATCATTTAAACTTTGTCTTTTATTTACAAGCTCTATAGGATTAATTGCATTTTTTACTATTCTTCCATTTACATTTCTACTTTCAGCAGAAGAAGCAGAGCTAAATAATCTATTAAAAGTATCTGAAACCTGTTCTATTGCTGAAATTTCAGCAGTATCATTTCTACTGGTAGGAGAAAATATTTTAAAATCATCTGATAATTGTTTTAATTCAGGTATAAATTCTTCTAAGCTAATAATACTGTTTTCATTACTACTTAAAATCTGCCGATATCTATCATGATTTAAATTTCTTTCCTTTGTTAAAACACTATTAAATTGAGGTAAAAGAGTTTTAAAATCTTCAATTTTATTAGTATATGTAAGTTCACCGGCATTTTTAGAAAAATCACCTAAGTTTCTTTTTACAAAATCAATTAAACCTTGTTGCGTATCTTTTAATAATTTTTCTTTTAATGTATAATCAGGTAAATACAAACCTAATTCTATTGCTTTTGCATTATGTTTTTGTAATGTATAAGCGTTAACTAAATCTTTATTTTTAGTTAACTCTCTTATAATAGTTTTTTTATCTGCACCGCTATTAAGCATATTAGCAAGTTCTGGGGCTACTGATTCAAGAAATTCCATATCAATAGGATTATCTTTTTTATGTAACAACCAAGCAGCAAAACTTGTATTACCTTTGTGCATAATGCCTGTATCAGTTGATACATATTCAATAGCTTCTTTAGAAGCTTTTTCTATTTCTCTTAATGTTTGCATAGTTCTTTTGCCAGTTTCAGTATTAGATTTAAATACTAAACCATTTATCCAATTACCGGCAGTTTCTTGAACAGTATCTAATCCTTTATATAATCCCTCTACAAAAGGTTCTTTAAGTTCAGCTACATTTTTCATCAACCCATTATAAGTAGTTTTTGGTAAAGCTTTTTGTAATATGAATTTAGCAGTACCACTAATTCCTCCTGCATAGACACCTCTAGTAGCAACATCACCAGCAATATAACCACCAAGAGTTCTTGCAGTATCTTCTATTGGAGCTTGTTCTCTTGCTATTTCGTCTGTTTCTCTAAAATTATTAGCAAGGTATCCTCCAACTGCTGCTGCGGTAGTATTTACAGGGTTAACTTCAACGCTTACTAGAGTATTTAAAAAATTTGTAACTTTATTATTTACCAAGAAATTTTTAGCACTAGGATTACTAACAAGAGCTGCAACACCTTTACCGCCTAATTTTAAAACACCTCCTCCAGCAGACATTTCAACTAGAGACTCTACTGTATGACCGGCAGATATATAGTTGTCTATTACGTATTGCTGGTCAGTTCCTTTATATTTCTCTATAGCGTCTGGTTTTAAATTGTCTTCAACGTATTGCTCTGCTACCTTACCATTCCATAGTTTATTAGCATCATCGTAGGCTTGGTCTGCTTGTTCTCTATAATTTTTAGATATGTTATCCATACCTAAAGCTCCAGTTACATTAGCAGTTGCACCTTGAACTCCACCTAATAAAACATTTCCAGCAGCAGCAACACTGTCAACAGTTTTACCTAATCCTTTATTAAATCCGTAAGCAGCACTAGTAACTTTTTCTTTAAGAGATGGTTCTTCTACATTTTGTATATCGTCATCTACATCTGGTAAGTACCATAAGCGAGGGTCTGGTTTTTCAGGTTCATCAAAAAACCCACTATCTTTATGTTCACCATGTTTTTTTAAAGCGTCTGCCCAAAATGCTTTATCTTCTTCACTTAAATTAGTTTGGTCTGGTATTTTTAATTTTACTAAAGCCATTAATTACCTGTAGCACCTTTATTTTTATATGTATTATACTCTTTACTGTTAGTATCAACAACCAAGTTTAAATCACCTTGTTCAATACCATATCTATCTTTAACAAACATATTATAATCATTGTTTATATCACCTAATTGATTTTCGTCTAATATATTTACAGCATTATTTTTATTATAAGTGTTTTTCTGGGCTTTCATTTTTACAATAGATTTTATTAGTTTAGGTCTATCTTCTTTTAAAAATTGTAATAAAGCTTTACGATTTTTTTCAATAGATGGTAATTTAGCAAGTATTCTATTACCCTCATCTTTAGTAAATTGTGCTCCAAGAATAGGTCGTAACATTTTTTCAAAATCTACATTACTTAATTTAGCATAATCTAAATTTGGGTCTAATCCAAAAGCTTCCCCTAAAGTTCTTCTTACTTTAGTTAAATAATCAGAACCTACTAGATTTGGGGTTTCAATAGCTATTTTACCTAATCTATCGTAGGCAGTTAATATGTTTTCACTAGCTTCTAGTTTAGGATCAAGTTTTTCTTCTATATACTTCCTATTAGATGTTATATTTGTTGTTAATATAGTTTCTTGCTCCTTTTTACTCATAGGGTTTTGAGCTTCAATTTTAGCTTTTTCAGCTTGCGATTTATACAATTCAGCATGAGCTTTACTTGCTTCAATATCAGCTTGATATTTTTCCATTTGCAATTCCTGTGATTTAACCATCCTATCAATATCTGCATTCTGTAATGGACTAAGGAATCCTCTATATTCTTTTTTCTGATCAGGAGGTAGCAAATCCATTACAGGTTGTAATAGGTTTTTAATGTTAATAGTTTTAGGTTCACCGCTTTCATCTATAAATGTTGCATAACCATTCTTATAATGACTGAATTTACCTATTTTATTTCCTGTTATATCGCTATAACTTTTTAATATTTCAGGGGCTAACATATCAACCTCACTGTGTTTACCAGCATAAATATATTCACTTAGTTGGGATAACGCAGCTTGGTTTTCATTAAAAAATGCTAAGTTTTTTTGTTTTTTAAGCTCATTATTACCGCTTTGCATTTTGAGTTCATGATCAAACATAGCCGCTTCTTTTGACATTTGCTCAAGTTCAGCAAGCTTAGCTTCTCGTGCAGGATTAAGTCCAAAACCTGCTCCTAGTCCTCGCATTAATGCTTGTTCACGTCTTTGACCGACATTCATAGGTCTCATGGAATTGGCTTGATCGGTGAAAGCATCACCGACTTTGTCCATAATAGTTTTACGATTTAGTATGTCAGAATAATCTTTACTCATATAATCTATTTTTTGTTATATTTATTCTTAACATCTACTCCTGCCCACTTTTCACCTATAGTGCTACCTAATCCACCCCCTATTCCTCCAACAAGTGTACCAACCCCAGTGTTTAATATTGTACCAAATGGATCACTCTTAGCCGCTTGTTCATTCTTAAATCTTTCCTGTTCTAATCCGGATGCTTGCAGCTCGTTAGATTGTTGTTTATACATAGCATCATTAGTAATTCCTACTGCATTAATAGCATTAGTATTGTTATTGGCAATAAAGT